CTTTCGATCCTCGTATCGACGAGGAACATCGCGATAAGAGTGTTCTTTACACTGCTGTTTCGAAGGTGGGAAATCCTGGTGGTGGTTATGTGCCGCAGTATCTCGAGCGTGCTCGAAATGCTGTTAGGCGCATTATCATGCGATCAGGTACCGTTAAGCCGCAGGTGCTATCTCAAAAAGTTGCGATTAACGGTGATCCTATGTATGGATATGGTGCTATGGATATGGGAACCTCTCCTGGTTATCCTTTTGCTCAAATGAAGAAGAAAGTTGAATTCTTTGACGGTTGCCCTGGGTGCTATTTGCCTGAATCGGATTTTCAGAAAGTTTTGGATAAGCGTTTGTCTGAAGCTAAGGCTGGCCGCCGCGTTGAGTCATATTGGTCAGATATCATCAAGGACGAGCGCCGTCCTCTGGCCAAGATCAAGACTGGGACCTCCCGCTTGATTACAGGTGTTCCTCTGGATTACCAGATCATTTTTCGACAATACTTTCTCGCATTTTGCGAGCACCTCAAGAACCATGTTCGTGAGGTTGCAATTGGTTGTGATACTGGTAGCCTAGATTGGCACTTGTTGATGATACATCTTCGTCGTTTTCCTAATTTCTTTGATGGAGACATTTCGAACAATGATGGGCAGATGCCTGCCATATTGTTGCGAGATGCGTGCATGTTTGCGAACGAGTGGTATCGGTCTGGTTTGTGGAATAGAACAGACGATACTGTGCGGGAAGTTCTGACGGATGAAATCGTCAATACAGTTGAGATCGCTGGTGATCTAGTGTATATGACGGGTGCTTCTAATCCGTCGGGAAATCCTGCAACGAGTGTTTTCAATTCACTTGCTTGTTTGGAACAAATGGCATATAGTTTTTACGAGCTTGCGGCTCTGCATCATTTCAACACTGGTGATAATACGGCTGACTTGGAGTTCGACGCTGAAACAGCTATTATCGTTTATGGCGATGATAATGCTTCTGGCGTCTCAGACCGAGTAAAGGTGTTTTACCACCCTGTTGCGATTGCGGAATCGTATGCTCGTGTTGGCAGAAAATATGTGCCTGCACGAAAGGATGAGGTGTTTGGGTTTGTCCCGTTCTCGCGTATTTCCTTCCTTAAGCGCGTGAACAGTTTGACTACACTTCCGGGTTACTGGGTTAGCCTGATGGATCCAACTGTGCTGCAAGATGAGGTATGTTGGATCAGAAATAAGGAAGATCCCATTGGTGCTCTTGTGCAGAACATCAATAATGCTTTGCTGGAGTGGGCTCACTATGGTGAAATCCGCTTCAGAGAAGAACGTGCTAAAATTATTGGTGCCTACACATTTATGGGATACCACATCTACGACTGGGAGTACTGTAGGAGTTTCCTGGTTTCAAAATACTTTCCTACCGTGCCACACGTTGGTGGCAAAGACGAAATTGCTCAAAATGTTGCGTCGGGTGGCGAGAATAAGACTCAAGTTGTTGATATCTATTCTCGTACAACGACCAACCAGCCTGATATTGCTTGGAATCTACAACATGTCGCTGATCGTTTTGCGTACGTTAACACGGTGAGTATGACTACATCTCAAGCTCCAGGAACAGCTCTTGCTGCAGTGGATGTACCAAATGGTGTTGCGGGTGCTATCCGCAGTACTCTTACTGGTATGCCATATTCTAATTTCTGGTATCATCGTGGTGACGTGAGGTTTAAGGTTGATATTGCTGGTTCGAAATACCATACAGGAACTATCTTGTGTGGGTTTTCTTATACGCCTATCATTCCTTCAAACCTGGATACTTTGACTGGAGGCACTCATTGCTTTATTGATGTGTCTGGTATGTCAAGTACAATTATCGAGGCTCCTTTCTTTAGTTCTTTTGAAGCTGCTGAGACTGATGTTCAATGGACTTTCTTTTATGTTATGGTTTACCAGCAGTTAGCTGCTGCGTCTGGTGCTGATAATGCGATTACGGTTACATATTCGGCTGGATTTCCTAATACTCAATTTTTCTGTCCGCGTTGTCAACCACTCATTGATCCTCCGACTTCTTTGTCTACTCGATCATATGAGTCTACACGCAGGCATGCTCCTCCTGTTGTTCCGATGAAAAATATTACAGAACCTGCTCCGAGGACCTGTGATATTACCAGGGTGGATACTGTGCCTCATGGAAATTCTCAATCCGATAATCGCAGTTATGTCATGAATGCTGGTGCTGGTGCTACGGTTAGTCCCAATGTTGGGGGTGATGCGTTTGATGCTACAAACAAGGTTGATCCTACTGTGTCTACTGCTGTTGGGTTGGATGGTTCTGCTCCCAGTGCGAGCGCGGCTCCTGCGATGGCGGGCGAAGATTCTGCTCCGCCAAAA